ACGCTTTTATGAAGAAGGATGTATGGGAAGCTATCCTGCGTCCAGCTTTGTCAGACCTAAAGGGTTCAGCCTTGTTCATCGGTACACCCGAAGGTCGTAATCACTTCCATGATATGTACATGGGAGCTAGCCACGAATGGGATGACTGGAAAGCGTGGACATTTACCAGTAAAGACAACCCGTTCCTAGACCCAGAAGAAATAGCACACGCTGAGAAGACGTTACCACGGTGGGCATTCAATCAGGAGTATATGGCTTCGTTTGATGCACAAGGGTCTGAGTACTTTGATCCAGAGGAGTTTATTTACTATGACAAGATTCCTAACGACAAGCCGGGTGACTATTACATCGCTGTCGATTTGGCAGGCTTTGAAACAGACCGTGGTAATAAAACAAAACGTAGGGACAATAGTGCTATGGCTATTGTGTTCGTTGATGATAACGGCGTGTGGTGGGTTGAAGACATCCAGTTTGGACGATGGACCCTTGATGAAACCGCTGAGCGCATCTTCAAAGCAGTCGAAAAAAACCGTCCGCCTTCCGTCGGAATTGAAAAGGGTATTGCCCAGCAAGCTGTCATGGGGCCGCTCAGCGACATCATGCGGAGGACCTCGAGAGTGTTTCGCGTGGAGCTGCTCTCTCACGGTAACCAAAAGAAGCAGGACAGAATCCTTTGGGCTTTGCAAGGGAGGCTTGAGAATAAACAAGTTCGATTTAAGCATGCCGATTGGAACACCGCCTTTGTAGATGAGGCTGCTGCCTTTCCGTCACAGCTGGTACACGACGACCTATTAGATGCACTGAGCTACATAGACCAGCTAGCTATCGTACCATACAACTTCGGTGGGGAACAAGAAGACGATTACGAAATGCTGGATGCTGTAGCAGGGTATTGACTTTATGTCAAGTCCTATGTTATAATCACGTATAGACTACGGAGTTTTTATGGAAGACATCTTTGGAGACAAAGGCTTAAGTTTTGATCAATCCATCGAAGAATGGGTTATCGGCAAATGCCAAGAATGGGAAGAGCATTACGAAGCTAATTATGAAGAGAAGCACAAAGAATACATGCGTCTCTACCGTAATCAGTGGTCCTCTGAGGATAAGAGCCGTGAGTCTGAACGGTCTAAGTTAATTGCCCCTGCACTAGCACAAGCTGTTGAGTCTAACGTGGCAGAGGTAGAAGAAGCTACTTTTGGCCGAGGTAAGCTGTTTGGTATAAAAGATAACCTTGGTGACGAAGACAGTAAAGACGTACGTTATCTAGGGCGTAAGCTGCACGAAGACTTTGCACTGGCACGAGTACGTTCTGCTGTAGCAGAGGTTCTAGTAAACGCTGCTGTGTACGGTACAGGCATCGGTGAGGTTATCCTCGAGGAGCACAAAACGTACACTCCCGGCAGCCGTCCTATTATGGATGGCGATATGCAAGAGATTGGCGTAACGGAATCATACCGTCCCCTCGTAAAGATCAACCCTATTCAGCCTAGAAACTTTCTTATTGACCCTAACGCTACGTGTATTGACGAAGCTATGGGCTGTGCCATCGATGAGTTTGTAAGTGAGCACATTGTACAAGAGCTACAGGAAGCGGGCGTATACCGTGATGACGTACATGTAACAGGAGCAGCAGCTGATGAATCAATCGAAGCGGACCCTGAACTTACCCATACACCCACAGGGCGTGTACGCCTCACCAAGTACTACGGGAAAGTTCCACGCGACTTGCTCATTGAGTCGGGTGTGGACGAGGAAGACATCACCGAACCCGGCCACTACGTCGAGGCAATTGTCGTCATCGCTAACGAAGGGACGCTGCTGAAGGCTATCCCTAACCCTTACATGTGCCAAGACCGTCCAGTAGTGGCGTTCCAGTGGGACATCGTACCATCGACCTTCTGGGGCCGTGGTGTATGCGAGAAGGGTTACATGTCGCAAAAGGCCCTTGACGCAGAGCTACGCGCACGTATTGACGCGCTAGCCCTAACGACCCACCCAATGATGGCAGTGGACGCTACACGTATCCCACGCGGTCACAAGATGGAGATCCGTCCCGGTCGTATGCTTCTTACCAACGGCGCACCCGGTGAGTCTATCATGCCATTCAACTTCGGCCAGCTTAACGCTGTAACCTTTCAGCAGGGTGCAGCTCTACAGCAGATGGTGTCTCAGGCAACTGGTTCAGCTGACGGCTCAATGGCACAGGTACAGAATGACGTAACTGCTGCTGGTATGTCTATGTCGCAGGGTGCTCTTATCAAGCGCCAGAAGCGTACGCTCGTGAACTTCCAAGAGAACTTCTTGATCCCGTTCATACGTAAAGCTGCGTTCCGCTACATGCAGTTTGATCCAGAGAACTACCCAGTTAAAGACTACACCTTCACGCCCTATAGCTCACTAGGCGCTATGGCTCGTGAGTACGAAGTGAATCAGCTAACTCAAATGCTACAGATGCTACCACCTGACAGCCCTGCACACACAGCTGTCGTCAAGGCAATTATTGACCACCTTAACATTACCAACCGTGGTGAGATTATGGACGCTATCGATGCGGCCAGCCAGCCTAACCCAGAGCAGCAGAAGGCAGCGATGGAAGCACAGCAGAAGCAAGAGCAGATCCAGTTGGCTATCGCTCAGGGACAAGTACAGCTACTCAACGCACAAGCTGCTGAGAGCCAGTCACGTGCCCAGAAGTATGCGACTGAGACTAAGCTAATGCCTGAGGAACTAACCTTTAAGTATGCTGAAGACATGGAAGAAAAAGAGTTCCAACGTAAGAAGCAGATGTCTGAACTGCTGCTGAAAGAGCAAGAGCTCCAAGGTATGCAAGACCGACGTATGGAAGAGACTAAGGCTAAGGCCGAAGCTGAGCTAGTTAAGCAACTAACGTCTGCTGACCAACGCTCTTCACAAACTCCTCAAAATCCTACGGAGGAAATGAATCGTGGCCAGTAAAGGTTTATACGCTAACATACACGCTAAACGAAAGCGCGGAGAGAAGATGCGTAAGGCAGGGGACGCAGGTGCCCCCACTGCTAAAGACTTTAAGAACGCAGCCAAGACAGCCAAAAAAAGGAAGAAAAGATGAAAACATGTGCAGGATGTAAAACACCCGCTAAGTGTAAGAAAGCAGGAACTTGTATGGGTAAAGTAAAGTCAAAAGCTAAACCAAAAGCAAAGCGAAAGGCTCCTAAGCGTGGCTACTAAAAAGCCAGCTAAAGGCAAGGCTAAGGTAAAAATTACAGCTAGCGGTAAAAAAGTTAGCTACGGTCAAGCAGGCGCTGCTAAAGGCGGCGGCCCTAGAGTCAAGCCCGGTACCAGTAAAGGAGATAGCTACTGTGCTCGCTCGCTTGGTATTAAGAAAAGATTACCTAAAGATAAAGCCAATGACCCCAATACCCCCAACAACCTTAGCAGGAAACGCTGGAAATGTAAAGGGGCTAAGAGCACAAAGTAATTGACCTAGTACTTGACACATGTTATAATCAGGTATATAAGAAGCATTAACAGTAATGGGCCTCAAGGAGATAACCCAATGATAGATCAACGTAAGTTCGATGAGTTAGTAGACAATACCACAAGGTATCTAACTGACATCCTCAAGAGACTGGCAAAGTTAGAAGAACAATTAGCAGAGCTAAAGAAGCCAGCAAAGCGAGGTACAAAAAGTGGTGAGTGATCAAGAATACTTCGAGCACTGCCGTACTTTGTTCATGACGAAAGGATGGGATCTATTTCAAGAAGAGATTAAGCTAGGTATCGAAGCCATTAAGGTGGATGGTATTAACTCTAGCGAAGAGTTTTGGAGAGCCAAAGGACGGCTTGAGGCGCTCGCTCAAATACATGGGTGGGAAGCATTTGTAAAGGCGGCAGAGGAGCAGTATGATGCGTCAGATTCTTGATGTACGCTGCGGCTCTTGCGGTCACATAGACGAAGTGTTTGGACGAAGGGAGTCCGCATTCCGGTGCACGGTATGTTCTTCTGAGTCCAAGCGCATCATCAGCCCAGTGAAGTGTCAGCTTGAGGGTGTGTCTGGGGATTTCCCCGGTGCGTCTTTTAAGTGGAAGCGCGAACACGAAGCGGCTGGACGAAAGTAGGCAACCCGCTATGCCAGTGGATCTGCTTTAATTTAATCTGATAACCCCTAGTGGGCCGGAGTTTATATAATGGCAAGACTTGTAGATTTACCTAATGATACTGACGAAGAGATAACCGATATTAATTCAGTAGAGGAAGTCAATAACGATAACGAGGAAGCTGTAGATATACAAGCAGCAGAGTCGCGTGAGACGGAAGAGCCTAGTGAAGATAACGACCTCCCGGAAAAGTACCGAGGTAAGAGCGCAACTGAGATTGCTCAGATGCACAGGGAGCTAGAGTCTCGCTTAGGACAGCAGAGCCAAGAAGTTGGAGAGCTACGGAAAGCCTTCGACGATATGGTAAAGACATCCATAGCGGCACAACAGCAACCATCTGCACCGGAACCTGAAGAGGACGATACTGACTTCTTTGCCAATCCCAAGGCAGCAATGCAACGACAGATTGATAACCACCCCGCTTTGCGGCAGGCTCAGGCTGTAGCAGCAGAGATGGCTAAGTCTCAATCATTAGCAGCATTGCAAGCGGCACACCCTGATATGAAGGAGGTTGTAACAGACCAAGGCTTCAAGGACTGGGTTGCTAAGTCTAAGATTCGTCAAGAGCTATACGCCAAGGCAGATCAAGGTTATGACTTTGATTCAGCTAACGAACTCATTACGCTTTACAAAGAGCGTCAAGGAATAGTTAAGCAAACGGCTGTTATAGAAAAGGCGGCACAAAAGAACGAAGTAAAGAAGGCTTCAACTGGTTCGGCACGATCTAATCCAGAAGGCACTAAAGCCCGAAAGACCTATCGTCGTCGAGACATTATTGAACTAATGAACCGCGACCCTAAGCGGTATGAGGCTCTCCAACCGGAGATCATGAAAGCATACGCTGAAGGCCGGGTTAAATAACCACTAAGGAATTAACACAATGGCACTTGGAACTAACCACGTAACTAACACAACCGCAGCTACTTTCATCCCAGAAATCTGGAGTGATGAAATTATTGCATCTTATGAGAAGGCGCTTGTACTTAAGCCTCTTGTACGCGCTATGTCTATGACTGGCAAGAAAGGTGATACTATCCGTATCCCTAAGCCCGACCGTGGCAACGCGTCTGTTAAGGCTGCTGAGACTCAGGTTAACCTAATCGCTGGCACTACTGGCGAGTTGGTTATCTCTATTGATCAGCACTACGAGTACAGCCGTCTGATCGAAGATATCACAGACGTACAAGCTCTTGCTAGCCTCCGTCAGTTCTACACTCAAGACGCTGGTTACGCTTTGGCTACTCGCGTAGACACTGCTATCATTGCTGAAGCTGCTAACTTCACTTCACAGTTGGAGTTCACTTCTACAGGCGTACAGACTGCTGCTGGTACAGCTGCTTCTGCGTTTAATGATGCTGGCTTCCGTGCTGCTCTTCAGGTACTGGACGACAACGGCGTACCTATGGACAGCCGTGTATGGGTTATCTCACCTGCGATGAAGAAAGAGTTGTTAGGCGTTTCTAACTACATCTCTACTGACTTCGTAACTGGTAAGCCCGTTGAGTCTGGTGTTATTGGCAGCCTCTACGGTGTTGACATCTACGTTTCAACTAACCTGCCTACTGAGAACACTGACGAAAAGGGTTCTATCCTTATGCACAAAGACGCTATCGTCTTCGCTGAGCAGTTGGGTGTTCGTGTCCAGACTCAATACAAGCAAGAGTTCCTTGCTGACTTGATGACTGCTGACACTCTGTACGGCACTGAGACTTATCGTCCTGAAGCTGGCGTTAAGTTGTTCGGTACAGTTTAAATAGACTACTAGGGGAAAGAGCTTCGGCTTTAGTACCCTATTCACCCTTTGGGGAAGAGATAACTAGGAGGTTATTTAATGTCTATTACCTATAATATCGCGACTAACTTTGCATCCAAAGATGCACTGCCTGATAATGATCCGGGTAAAGTTATACGTGGTTCTGACTTTTCTGCTGAGTTTACAGGAATTCAAACAGCTTTTTTGTCAGCAGCTCCTGCGCTAAATCCTACATTTACTGGTACTTCTACGTTTGCTTCAGTCGATATTAATGGTGGTTCTGTAGATGGTACAACTATTGGCGCTTCTTCAAAAGCTGCTGGGTCATTTACTACTCTTACAGCCACAGGTTTATCTGTCTTACCTTCAGTTAACATTGATGGCGGTGCTATTGATGGAACCACCGTAGGCGCTTCTGTACCTTCTACTGGTGCATTTACCACGCTGTCGGCATCTAGCGTTGCTGGCCCTTTGACAGGGAATGTAACCGGAAACGTAACGGGTAATTTGACAGGCGATGTAGTAGGCAACGTAATCGGTAACATCAGCGCCGTTACTGGTACGTCATCGTTTAACAACGTGACTATCAACGGCTCGTTGGACATGGTGGCTGGTACGTCTGCTACTGTTACTAACCTCTCAGAGCCCGTCAATGCCTCTGAC